ATCGAATAAATATCAAAAACTTCACTGGTTTTTGGGTCTACAGTTGTATCAACCGGAACAATCGCGGCGCAACCCTTGTCAAACAATGTCATTACAATATCTTGTTTAAAAGCTATAGGAGCCTGATCAATATTGGTCTCAAACGTAAGACAATCGTTCAAAGCACTCTTCATGTCATCCAAATATCGACCTTGATCGTCTAATTTAATGTGTCTGATGTCAAGACCAGCAACATCCATGCTAATTGTCGTGTAAACAGAAGAAATAATCGTTCTCTCGTTAGCAAATAACCGTCTTTGACGAGAAGGTGAAGATGGACCATAAGAAATGGACGTACCAAGCGCATAATCGGTCAAATCGGTTGAAGAAGTTCGAAAAGCGTTCCAAGCTTGTTTAATTCGATCCAAAACTGCCATGGTTCACCTTCCTTTCATCGATAATCACTCGAACGCCTCCTTATGTGCTTTGTACGCAACGTATGCATCCATCATGGCTGAGACGTTGTCGATCTTTTCGTCTGCTCTTTTCTTCAAAAGTTTTCGGTTGCCATTAGTATCTTCCAAAGTAACAGCATTGCCCATGGCGAACGACATGAGTTCTTCATCAAAAATTAGTTTGCGTTCTTCTGCCAAAATTTTCAACTCACCAAGAGGAACGGATTCGGTCTTAGATCCTTGAATTACTTTCTCAATTCCGAAAGGACCATTCTCTGCTTCCCATCGAGCAACAAATTCTTTGGCATTGTACGGATCGAATCCAAAACATCTGACATCATATTCGTTGTGCTGAATGAAAGCATCCAAATCTTCATAAACTTGTATCATGTCAAGAACGGTTCCGTCTAAAACATGCAAGCTACCCTCTGAAATAAACTCATCATACTTAACTCGCATGGCTCCAGGAAGTTTCATCAATGTCAATGATGTAATGTAACTTCTAGTCTTAACTCCGAAGGAATAATTCTGAAAGGGAAAGAGCAATGTGAATGCGCAGAAGTCATCTCCTTGCGAAAGGTCAGCACCAAGAGCACACGGCATACCCCAAAACTCTCGAGGTCGATGCGGAAGAGTTTCTTCATAGGTGAAGAAATAGGTATAGCCTTCCATTGGGATGCCAAACCGCTTTGCAAGAATGTCATTGCGAGAAGCGGGAGCTTTTTCAGCTCTTTCTACATCCAAATGATACGTGTCGTAAGTAATCGTCTGACCTAAGTTCGGATTTGCCTTCAACCACATGCTTGGCTCATTAACTTCTTCGAGTTCGTCAAGTTTATAATGCCAAATGGAAACATGAGGCGCTTGATACTCTCCTCGAAGTATGCTAGCGAGTTCCATTTTGACGGTGTCACCGGAACCGTTCCGAACTGTTCCTTCAGAACTGATGGCGACAATCAAATAGTCCTCCATCTTCGAGGCACCTTGCTCAATTGCTCCAACCACGTCCTCTCTGATGTCTCCAGAAAGCCATTCATCGATTGTAGACACTTTAGGACGAAGTCCCTGAAGTTTGTTGATGGTCATTGGCCTGACTTCTAGCAAGGAACCAGTCAGAAAATTCTCAATGCCCTTCTTTGTGGAAGCTAGTTTTACTCGTTGAGCCCTTGAACCGGTGGTATTCTGTAGAGACCCCTCGGTAAGAAACTTGAAGAGGGGCCCTCTTGCCCTGGTAATGGCGGTACGGATGGGTGACATCACCTCATCGGCTTGTTTCATCGTTGGGGCAGTGGTTATCTGATGGGTGGTGGAGGTATCCACGTTGAGGAAGAAGGCATGGATGCATCCGCCATACATTGACTTGGCGGCACCTCTGGCTACGATGAGGTATTGCTTGGTGGTAAGGCGTTTACAAATGGATTTCTTGACATAGTGTCCCCCACCGGATGGGTCTGGTTGATACACACTTCTCTCTACAAAGTAATACCATCCAAAAATTTCCTCTGCCCAAAGTTTAAATGAGAAAAGAAGATGTAAATCACTACCATCCGTTAAAGTAAGTTCGTATTCACAGTATTTTATGAATCCTTCTACGGCCATATCATCGTAATAGATGTTTGGATTAGCAATTAGATCATCAATTCGATTCATCTCCAATGAGATCTCTCGATTGACTGGAATTTCCCCATTAAGAACAGCTCTGCGAAATTCGCCGTAGTATCTAGGAGTTGCAGTATTGGATAACCCCATTTACGGCTCCTATAAAGCTACTTCTTTTTAGGCATAAGCAACTTCAGATGTTCTGGTGCCATCTTACCTTTCATTCCTTGTTGAACTGCTAAGAAAAGAGCACCAGTAGCAAGAGTTGTAACGACAGTACGACCGACATTAGTTACAATTTCATGAGCAAGCTTCTCACCTTTTGAAACATCACGTGCATTAAGTTCATTATACTTTTTCTCTGTCTCCATTCGTTTAATTCGTTTATCTAATTCAGCACTGGTTAATTTAGCTGGGGCTTTACTGAATACGGTTCGTTCGGTGGCTCTACTACCACTTCTTCTACCTACTGTTACTCCACCACTTCTGTCTTTGCGAACACCCCAATGCATTCCTTTGACACCGTGATGTTCAATAAAATCTAAAATTTTATCCATGCCGTCTTGCGCAGCGGTTGGAAATTTTTCATTCAGTTGAGAATACAGGCTACGCAATTGTTTCTCGGCTTTCAATTTCTGATCTGAAGAAGCATTGAGTGCTGCTCTTGCTCCATGTAAAGCCGCTAAAGCTGAATGAACTCCATTGCGATTAACTGCACCGTTAGGAGTCTTGACCGGTAACTTACATTGGTTTTTTGAAGTTGGAGGACCGTCGTGTAAATGAATTAAACACGCAGCGTGCCATTGTTCCAACGTATAATCGGCCTTGGTGTAAGCGCTCCATTCCTTTTCCGAAATATGCTCGATAACTGTCACGGAACCTCCTTTCTTGTCAAGCAGTTCTCAGAATATAAACAGTGACCGTTAGATCTGATCCAGCGACAGTGTTTCCAACGGCATCAATGTCAAGACTCAACCGATCGTTATCAACAAATGTAGTTACTTGATGAGCCAAAACAGTTGCGGCATTGGCAGAAGCAACCCACGTTGGTCGGTTACCTTGAGTGGTATAAATCGTGACATCGTTTTTGTTGACATCAACTTTAAAAGTTGTGCCTCCTGTAGCCGGTGTTTGAAGCCAACCTTTGACGGCAACAAGTGTACCGCTGCCAAGCATTTGAACTTTTAAGACGCCAGTACGAGTAGTCAAAGCTCCTGGAACTGAAAAAACTATAGGCACGGTTTTGAGTTTGAAATCCGCCCCAAGAACTGTGATTAAGCTCGAAAGACGGGTCTGTAGACTCATGCCTTAGCGGTTGTATAAAGGGCGACTAGATCTGTTTCCGGAGCGCCGAGTTCTGTTTGAGAATATACCGAAAGAGTAGTTCTTTGCGCTGCAGAATCAGCGTCATCAACCAAAGCACGACCAGCCGCTGTGAATGGACTCAAAGCCCATGTACCAACACCAGTGGCATATGGAACTTGATCTGTAGAAGAAGCCAAACCAGCAATTGCAGTAAGATCTGGATCTAAGGGTTGTTTTCCAGCAAGAGAAGTGGTGACTGAAGCAGCGAAATTTGCATCGTCTGCTAATGCAGCAGCTAATTCATCAAGAGTATCTAAAGCAGCAGGTACTCCAGCGCCAAGAATTTCATTCTTTAAAGCGGTTCGTTCTTGACGTACTCCAGCCGGAGTAACAGCACGAATTGAATCAGTACCAGTAGAAACTTCAGAAGGTGACGCAATCTCAATTAAACCTTTAACTGTCTCTGATGCATCCGATGGAACGATGCCAACTTTTGATTGAACTTCGTTAATAGCTGCAACCAAAGAAGATTTATCTGTTGTGGTGAGACCATTAAGAGTGCCACCAGTAGAACCGGTGATCCACGTTCGAAATTGTTTGTAATCTGTACCAATGGCAGTGATAAAATCACTAAGTCGTACTTGTAAGGACATGTTTATACCTTTGCATTTTCGTAAAGCAACAGAAGGGAACAACCGTCGTCATAAGATGGATGAGGATGTGAATCAATAACATGATCATCAATATTCTGGTATGTGTTATTAGCTCCAAAATATGGTAAATCATTCCAATGAGTAACGCCGTCTCCAACTTTACTTTTACCACTATCAATTTCGTAACCAGGTTCTCCCTCACTAAGAACTGGATTTTTATCTACCCATTCGGCTAACGTTCCTCGCTTGTATTTAAGCGTATACTCTGCCACGTTTCCTCCTCAGGGCGAACCACCATCGATAACAGAGTCCATGGGTGGTATTACAGGTACTTCCAAATCAGGATCTTCACTATAGACAGGAATAAGCAGTTCTCTAAATACGTTAAGTCTCCACTCATACTCAGCAATTTGCTTGTTCATCGCTTCGATAAGAAAAGAAGTAGCTGGAGGATCAAAGACAAGTCGAACTTTCAAATATACATATGTTTTAACCAACTGTAATTGATTTGCTGGAATCGGATACTCTGACCACAACGTTGTATCATCTACAATTGAAAATCCACCTTCTGGGCCAACTCCCAATTGATCAAGAACGGAGAAAGCAGCGTTAATATGTGTAATAATGTCCAGATCAAAAGGAGTATAATCATCAGCGAGATTAAGAATTTTCTTGGTACTTTTTAGAATGCTTTCTTCCATGGCTCATTCCTTATTCCGTTTGTGACTTTTCGTCTCGAAGTCGATCTGCCTCTTCTTGAACTTCATATGGATTATAACCGGCATCAATAAGAAGCTTTTGGCGATACTTTCCCTCACTCCATGCACCATGAAGTACTTCGTGAGCTACACGGGTCAAATCACTCATTTCTTCTGGCTGATCTTCAGGTTGTGCTGTTTGTTCGGGTTCTGGCTGCTTTGCTTGCTGGGCACTTGAGACGTTTTCTTGACTCATTGTTACTCCTTTGTTGACTACCAAAGCTTTGTATCGTTTGGAGAACGCGCTACAACAACTTTTGGCAGAAGATTTTCATCACCAAAATGTATTGCATTATGTGTTTGTTTTGTGGTACAAATCAAATAATTAGGATCAATTAGCCAAGATTCTCCATGAACAATGTCATCAACCGTAATCGGATTCATATGATGAATCAATAATCCTCCATGAATTTCGTATCCACGAATCCCTAAATCGCAACCATTATCCCTCATAATTACAAATCTACGAGCTTCTTTCCATTCATATGACGTATAAAACTTCTGATTGACCCATCGATCAAAACCAAAAGTAGAACTACCAACCTGTCCATTCAATTTCAAATAATGGAATCTTTCCTCGAAAGTTGTATGAAAAATCAACTCGGAATATGATCTAATCCTCGTCTTCATCATACTCTTCTACCTCGCGTCCTGCATAAGAACGCATGGCATCCAATGCTTGCGCGTAGAGTTCTTCCACTCTCTTGGCGGAAGCCATATACTGAACTTTTTGATCGAGAAGTTTGTTCTCTTGAAAGAGGCGTTCTTGTTCTAAACGTTCTCTTGTTGATCCAAGCTTCAAATAGTGAGTGATGACTTGAGAAGAAGCGGTACCTTCAGCTAGCTGTTTCTCGGCTAGATCGATGGCGAGCGAGACCAATTGGTTTTCACGCATTTCTTCTGAGTGTGCAGGACGAAATGTTCTGCGTCTTTTGGCAGCCATGTGGTCTCCTTTCTATGCGACTTATCATGGAATAACGTGATCACCTTGGAACATAGCCGGACCAGACGTGATATATAGGTCGTCGTACTGGTTGATTTGAGAGATATTGAGAGCACCGATGCGAACCGTATCAATCGCCCCAGTTGCCGAGCCTGCTCCTCGACTATCGACGTTGCTCACGTTAACAACGGTGATAC